TCAAAGGTATATCAACTTCATTTAGTATTGATTCCAGTATTGCTTCGCTGTATATTGAGTTTGACAATGGAAGTTCCATTTGTCCATCTGGAGTAAGATCTGACTTCTTAGGAGTCAATGCTTTCTTAGCGGCTCCCGCTACCTTGCCAACTCCCTTTGTTACCGCTTTAGCGGCTTTGACGCCGGCGCCAGCCGCGGTTTTTGCGCCTTTAGCAACTTTTTTAGCACCCTTGGCTAGTATTCTACTCATGCTAGGATCTTGATTAATGAAACGCATCACTTCCGAAGGCTTGTTAGCAAATCCTTTAGCAACCATAAACTGTCCTAATCCTTTGGCAGTCATGCCTCCTAGATCTGGACGTTGTTTTGCTACCGCAAAGAAATCCTTGTATAGGTTGTTTACTTCCTTATCAAGCTCCGCATCTATTTGTGCGGCCTTGCCCATAGCTGTGTTTTTGCCCAATGTACGCTTTAAAAAGCGAATTGGTCCTTCATTTGTCTTTTTTGACTCTGTTAAAACGTCTATAACCTTCATCGTAAACTCCTATTCCATTATATTTATACATTTGAAGACATAATTACTTATTAAATAATCGACTATGATTACTAGATATCAGATAGTTGACCCTACGGGTAAAGTTATTGATGAACTTAACTCGCAGGAAGAAGTCAACCTATACATAGCAACCAAACGTGATCAAGACCCACATTTTCAATTCGAAGTAATTCCCATAGAAGTGAGTAGCGTGAAACCTGGATTTGGCCGTGATCCTGATCTTCATTAAAGATCTCAACCTTTGCGACGATCCCTGTGATGATTGTACGCATTGGATTGGATTGATCTGAAGATCAATCGTGTTTTCGCTTGACGCTCAAACACCTAATATTCGTTTGAATTAAGTGCGAAGCACTTACGTTTCATGTAGATTGTTCAGTCAGACGGAACCTAATCGCTGGTTCCATCTATCTCAAGCTTCATGTGAGTTCGCACAGCCGAGACCGGAAGTAGGTGTTTTACTTGCTCCATGGGCTCTGACCTTTCCCAACCTACGTCGACATCACGTAAAATCTGCGTAACCGGTTTTGCTACCGCAACCGCTTCGCGGATCTCGCTATCTCCCGCTTCGTTCCCTTGCTAGGAGTTTTTTGGAGCAACAGTTTAGTGGACTCGCTAGTTCTGATGTAGCTCGTGGCTACACCTCAAAGCGGATCGAGCCTCCTCGATCAAACAGCGTCCTTATATTGCCTAGATATTTTTTAGTTGTTCTTTAAGAATTTTTGAACTTCCTACTCGCACATTGATGATTCCGTTGTAGTATTCATCAGTTTCTAATACTCTGCGGTTGAATTGTTCCCTAGCCTCTAAATAACTCATTAAGCCTCTGCTCTGACATAGATACAATATTTCTCTTGTAAAATTTTCTGGTCCTATTTTTTCAACATCTGCGATCAAATGGTCTGAGGAACCCCAGTAATCTCTCCAATCGCTTTCTATTTTGCTTCTTCTTTTGTTTTTCTTGCCTTTGAGTGGTGGGCGTGTTTTCTTAAATTTGGCTAATTTCTTGCCTATGTATTTTTTATCGTTGGTCTTATTGGTAATAAGATATACAAATCCTTCTGTATCTTCGGGTAGTTCTTCTATTTCTTTACCTTGGTAAGTCCATCGCATATGGATACTTACCCAAGCCTATTCTTCTGGGATGTCCTTTTTGGAATTATGCTTATTATGTACTTCATCCATGCGTTGTTTAGCTAAAGATCTTATTTCACGTAGCCATTTGCGAGTTTCTCGATGTGTTCGCACTGAATTTCTTGCTTCAAATGCTTCATTTGCCTTGAAATATGCCATATATGCCTTTGTTAGCTTATCATGTATATCGTCATTCATTCTTTGCTATCTCTATCATGCGTTCTACTAAACTGCCAAATCCTACCTGTCTCTGCATAGTTAAAAGATTTCTTATTCCTAAGCCTTCAAAATTTTCTAATGTCAGCTGTGCTATAGCACTACGGTGTTCACCATTTAATAGATCAACTAAAACTTTCGCTGTTCCTTTTGTGATCCAAGCATCTGCGTCATGTTTGTAAGACATTGTTCCATCTTTATTGACTTTTCCTACTACCCACAGATTACTAGCACAACCTCTGATTTTATTTTCGTCTATTTTATCCTTATCTTCCAAAGGCGGAACTTCTCTAGCAATGTCAATAAGATATTGTAATCTATCATGTCCTTCTAAAGGAGCCATTTCTTCACCACGATTTTTAATTTTATCTAATATCATCTTTCATTAAATATTTCCACGTCATTTTCATAAGAAGTAAATCCATTTTCTTTTATCACTTTAAGTACATGTGTTACACGACCAACTAATTCATCCTTATGCGAGATAAGATAAACGTTTTTATTGCGTTCTCTTCCCATCTTTTTAAGTATTGCTAAACTATTCTCAACTCCTGAAGTATCCATACCTGAATCAACAAGCTCATCAATGAACAGTAGATTAATGTTTTGATACAAGCTCTCCCAAACATCTCTGAAAGCAAAACTCATACCAAGAATCAACCTATTACGCTCACCTCTGGAAAGATTGTCAAAATCAAGATCCTGACCTAACTGTGTGATCTCAACACTCAAATCGTTCATAAACACAACTTGATGTGGCAATCCTAGTTTGTCAAGATAATGTGTGAGCCTGTTGTTCAGATATGCCAAGTTTTGATCAATAATCTTTTTACGTATAAAACTATCTTTGTTTGTTAACAGTTTTAATAAGAACTCTTGATGTTCTCTTAGATCATTGAGTGCGTTGATTGTAGTCCAATCAACTTCTTGGATTCCTGTTTTAGTTAAATCATCAATTTGCTCCTGATAAGGATCTGTTTCTGATTGACTATTTTCTAATGCTTGTTTAAGTTGTGCTACATTTTGTTTATGATCATAAACTTCTTTGATAGTTTCATAAAAAGTATCAGGCCGACCATTTATATCACCTATCTCAGTAAGTTCTTTGTTTGCTTCAGATAGCTTATCTGTTATTTCTTTTTGATACGCAACAGCATCTTCAAGTTCTTTGGCTTTTTTGCTTTCAATTTCTTTTACTTTATCTTCCTGTAGCTCTTGTCCACAAGCATAACACACAGCATTATCAAGTTCTTCAATATCCTTTTTTACTTTGTCTACTGAATTGTTTGCTCTTAACAATGTAGAATCTAGTGTTGCTGTTTCTTTCTTCAGTGTATTAATTCTTGTGTTTAATTCTTCCCAGTTTTTAAGTTTTTCATGTTTTTCTAATTCACTATCAACGTCAAGATGTTCTAGTTCACTTATACCTCTTTGTAATTTTTCAAGATTTGTCTTTTTATTTGTTTCCCAAGCACTTTGTTTTATCTTTAGGCTGTCTATGGTTTCTTTTATTCTTTCATTGCTTTGTTGTTTGGCATTTATGTTTGCGTTTTCTTCTGTAATACTATCTCTAGTTTGTTTTATTTTTTCTTTTAGACTTTCTGCTTTTTCAGAAAGTATTGTTATACCAAGTAGCTGTTCAATAATGTCCTTTTGGTCATTTACTTTCATGCTTAAGAACGGTTCTGTGTATGTGTTTAAGGCAAGTATGTGCTTAAACATGTTATGACTCATCCCTAATAGTTCATTTATTGTTTCTTGTGTTTTACGGCTGTCTCCTTGACTTTCATCAGTCATTTCTTGTTCTTGATCGTTTACAAAAAACTTCAAAAGATTAGGACCACGTCCTCTTTCTACCTTATAATCTGTACCATCTTTTTCAAAAGTCAAAGTAACCAACATTCCTTTGTTGTTGGTTTTGTTTATTAAATTATTTCTTTTGATATTTGTTAGTGCTATACCATACAAAGCATAACTTAATGCGTTTATGATTGTTGTTTTTCCAGTTCCGTTTCGAGAACCCATATCATCTCCGCCTTGATCAAGATTTTCACCAAGTACAAGAGTAAGTTGTTGTTTATCAAAGTCAACTGCTTGGGTTTGATTACCCACACTCATAAAATTCTTTACTGTAAGGCTTTTAATTTTTATCATAGTTCGTCATATATCCTTAACAGCGTGTTTTTGTCATATTGTTCAGTATCAATTGCTGTAATCTCCTTCGTTACAATCTGATCTACACTTTCAAATGTGCTTATATCAATATCAGTGTGTATCTCTTCGTCCTTTTGACTTGGAATAAGTGTTATTTCTCTACAGTCATATTCGTTTACAAAAGTTTCTTTAATAAAACTAGCTTCTTCGTATGATATAGGTAAGTCAAGTGTAACTCTAAGATACATTTTACTTTTTAATAGTTTTTCTTTTTCATCTAACAGTTTAGAAAGTTTTAATGTTCTATACTTTGGACAATCGTCCCAGTCTATGTATACTGGTTCCTTGTTGTTTTCTTTATCAAGGATCATCATGCCACGTTTGTCATCCCATGCGTCTGCGTAGTTGTGCGGAAAAGCATTTCCTAAATAATGTATTTTTCCTTGTACCTGTCTTTTATGAAAGTGTCCTGAAAATACGTAGTCTTGATGTTTGAAGTGTTCAGCCTTCAACTCACCAGTATCTGGCATCTGTACCATAGCATTCATATAGAAGTTAGGAAGTTCAAAATGACCAAACATATATTTTGCTTTGATCTTAGAAATCTGTTTCCATTCTTCACCTACTAACCAAGGAACAAGAACAACATCATCTTCTTGTAATATTTCATCTACGTAAGTAATACCAGGAATGTGTTTACCAAACTCTAACGAATAGATATCGCGTTTATCTTTGTAATACAAGTCATGATTACCAGCAAAGAAATAAAATTTTTCAAATGCCTTACCTAGTTTTTCTAAACACCTTGTCCC